ATTTCAACTGGCTTCACTTGTTTATTTGGTTTAAGATAAGCAAATGTTACCTCATGACCAATTTCTTTCAATCCTGCTACGAGATGTTCACAGTGATTGATAATACCTCCAAAGTTGTTGAAGGTGTGCATTACCATCATAATCTTCATAGTGTTTTCCTTAGTTCATAACTTTTATGTTGTTGTTCAAGCCACTCTTGTGCTTCTATTTCGCTGTCAAAATATGGACTCACCAAATTACGATAAGTTCTATTGATCCAAAAATAAGTATAGGTGTGCATACCAACGTCCCTATACTTAATTAGTTCCATGCCATCAAGTCCAGAGTCCATGGCGCACCTTGATAAGTCGTATCATCATTTCTTCGTCTTCAGTCTCATACGCTTGTTCAATTTTATGACACTCATCAAGCATTTTAGAAACTCTTTCTTTTTCTTCTGGTGTTTTTTCTTCACGACCCATAAAGCCATATGGTTCGCCATCTTCATCGCGATCGTTTCTACGCTCATCGCAGTAAGCAGACCATCCTGATGCTTCGTGAGGATCAACACGTTTTGGTCTTTCAATTGTCCACCAATTATATAGATCTAGAATTTCTTGTGCTTTAATTGCTTGGTGAGTTGGTTTACCATAATCAGGACTATCTTTCTCTACCCACTGTTCATCATGAACCAACTTACGTTGCCATTCTAAATTAGCAAGACCACATTCAGGTTTGCGCCATGTGCGCCAGCGGAACCATCCCCAAGCCCACCATGGTGCAACAAATTTCTTACGAGCATCTTCATCCCATGCTACATGCCACCATGCTAATTCAATTTCAACAAAATCGACAAGTTCATTAAACAAACAAGGAAGAAACCTATTACCCACGTCACACCAACTACCAGGACTGATATCACGAGCATGGGCAGTAAGAGAATGAGTGCGAGTAACAAATCTATTGTTAATATAATATTTGAGAGCATAAAGTTTGTCCACTGGATAAAAGATTGTTTTTTGAATAATATCAAGTCCTTCTTCTGCCAACCAGTAGCGGAAAGGATGTGACTTTTTTGCTTGCTTGTTCCATTTGTGCCAACCTTCGCTGGTTTCAGCAGTTGGTTTCATTGTGCCACGAAGCCAGTCGGCAAACTTAGAACATGTCCAATAATTGTTTCTCATAATTACTCCAAAAGTATATTATACTATGTATTTGAGTTTTTGTCAAGCAAAGAATTCATCTAAGTCAGCGTTATTTGCTGCTGGGTGATACTTAGCAACCATCGCATCGCCATTTGGTTGTTTACGAAGATAGTCATACCATTCTTCATCATCCCACATTCCTGGACTTACGCCATTCCAAAGTTTCTTCCACAACTTATGTTCTTTATTTAGACGACGTGATTCAACATACTCATAACGAGCATTCTCATATTCCCAACTACCAAGTTGCATCATATTTTCACGAAGATAAACAACAAGAGAAATACGCTCTGAACCTTCTTCACAAACAATCGGTGTGTTACCATGGATGACTTCATGATTGTTTACCAATAACAAATCTCCTGGACGAACATTAACAGCAGTGCGAATCTCTGGGAAAATTAAATAACCACCTGTATATTTACCATCATTAGACAATGTCAACAGATTAGACATACCTTCAGTAAAATCACCAGCATCACGATGAGCAGCTGTACGGAATGTTTTATTAACTGTTACTGTAGTAAATGGTGTTGCCTCAATAACAAATTTCTGATCAATCTTATCAGTTGCTGTTTTCTGATTAGCATAACGCTGTGGTAGTAGTGTTTTAAAACCACGTGCCAATGATTGTAGAAATGGATATGCCATTCTAAACTTCTCAGGATTATCTCGAGTATAAGTTGTCGCACGACCAAAAGGAATTCTAGGATAACGATCAAACCAACCTGCGATACCAGAATCAACTGGATTACCATAAGATGTTTCACTAATCATAGTCATAACTTCTTCTGTTGCTTTCGCACGTTCTTCTGGATTGAGTTTGATGATTGAATCAACCCACTCATCGAAATTAAACTTGTTACGGAAACGTGAGATAACCCAAACATTATTTTTACCAGAACCCAATGCTTTCAAACGTGATTCTTGCGTTGGATACTTTTCTCTAATTGTGGTAATAACATCATCATCAGACAATCGAGCAAAACGAGCAGACAGCAACTCACTAATCATTTCTTCTTGATAGTTAGTAACCCACTCACGTCCTTCGCCTGTGACAGAAGTTCCTGCTTTGATACCAGAAGCAAGTCCACGATTTTCAGTACGAACTGCTGCTTCACGCAATCCAACATATGCTTGTTCCTGTTCTTCTTTGGTGAAGAAGTTCTTACGGAATTTAAAAGCGATCTTTGCTTCGCTGTGTGGATTGTCGTCTTCATGATCAGGTGGCAAATAGAAATCAGTATCTTCCTCAACCAAAAGATCATAATGAGATTCATCTACGAACATACCAAGTAAATGTTCTGAATCGTGAATTTTATCTGCTACAATAATTTTTGTCATACCTTAAATCCCTCAAAATTGTTTTCTTTCATTCTTTTGCCAAACTTAGACTGATCAAACAAAGGTGTGTCATCATCAACAGTTCCCTGTCCTGCGATATTCATTTGAGCACTCATCTCAACATCATACAATCTCATTTGCTTTCTATCAATACCAATAACAAAACGCTTGAAATAATTTGGATCTGAATAACGATTCTTCAACTGTTTTACCATAACCTGATTCATCTGATCCAACTCTTCAGTCGCAATTAACGCAACCATCAAATCAGCAGTTGCTGGCAAACCAAACGATTCTGAAGTATCCTCAAGTCCTGGATCTGTGTTAGCATATCCAGAACGAGTCGTTTGTGTTGCGGAAACAATTGGCACTTTATATTCACCAGCCAAACCACGCAACTCTTCAGCAATCGACTTAATATATGTATAAGAGTTTACATTGGCTCCCATACGAATTCTTTGAGAAGAACAAATGTTCAAGTAATCAATGTAAATAATATCTGGTTTGAAATTACGTTTCATCTTAAGTTCTTCAATCAATGCTCGGAAATGACCAGAATGAGCAGAAGAAGTTGGATATTCTTTAACAATGAATTTACCTTGTGTTTTGTTACGGACTTTCTCAAGTCTAGCATCAAATACACGTTTCTCAACCATAGGAATTGATTCAATTGACAACTCAAGTAAGTTCGCATCAATACGCTCAGCAATCTTTTCTTCAGCCATCTCCATAGTTATGTATAATACATTTTTACCAGTCAACAAATTAGCAGCAGCAAAATGACACATCGCCAAAGATTTACCAACACCTGTACCTGCCAAAATAATGTTGAGGGTTTTCTTACTCAAACCACCATTCGTGATTTTGTTAAGGATCTCCAAGTCGAAAGGAATTTTCTCTTCAACTCTGTGATAAAAATCATACCTCGCATCTGAGTCATCAAGATAGTCATGTCCAACATGTGAGTCGAATGTGACACCCAACGCTTTAGACAATAAATCTGGGATCGCATCTTGTGTTCTAATCTTATCTTTACCATCAATAATTTTAATTGAATCGATAATCGCATTATAAACAGCCTTGTCTTTACAAAACTTTTCAGTAGAAGTTGTGATCCAATCAATGTGAGTTTTCTCAGAATTGGTTGAATCGAGAATCTCATTCGCAAGTCTAACTTGATCTTCAGTTACATCGGTGCGATTTGAGATTTCAATTTTCAATACATCTTTTGTTGGTGCTTCATTATATGTGACAAAGAATTTTGTTATCTCTTCAAAAACTACTCTGTCAGTTCTATCGGTAAAATATTCTGGCTGAAGGAAAGGCATAACCTTTCTTGAATATTCTTCATGACACAATAAATTACCGAAGATTTGGTCTTCAATTCGCATCTACTTCTTCCTCTATCTCTTGTGGGGTATCTTCTTCACTACCATAATTATACTTGCTTTTGCAGTATTTGTCAAGTTGTTTCAAGATATCTTCGGAGAAAAATTCAGAAGGATTATTTGCGATATTTTTGCCGAACACTTTACGTCCATCGTGGACTTCAATTCGACCACCTTGGGATTTCCAAATTCCTGCCTCAATCGCAAGATCAGCAAGTCCGTGGTATCGGTCAAGACCTTTGGTAAATGAAAGTTTAGTTTCGACCATGGATTTCTCGCGAGTGAAGCGAGATTTTTCCAGTTTACATTTTATAATATTACCAACCACTTCGGTGCCGTCTTTATCTTGCGATTTTGACAGAAACACAATAGTAGATGCTGCGTACTTAAGACCATCGCCACCACCCATAGTTTTCGTTGGCATATACGCACCAACAACAGCATAGGTATGATTAGTAACAACCATAGCAACATCCAACTTTGATAGTTTCAATGATAGAACACGAAATGCTCCACGAATTAACTGAGCACGTGTCATATCACGAGTATCTTTACCTTCAAGTGTATCTTCCATCTCTTTAGAAGTTGAGAGCATACCCAATGAATCAAGAAAGAACATCAATGGTGGACGATCTTTCTTTGGTGTTTTTTCATAAGCATCTAAAACTTTAGTAGCTTGAGTGCGGAATTCTTGAATCGTAGAAACAGGAACAATCATGAAACGCTTGGTATCAATACCACGATCAACCAACATATCTTTGTTCAGTGCTCCTTCTGTTTCAAAGTATATAACTCCAGCCTGTTCATTAGTTCGTAGAAAATTGTTCGCAATGCCAATAGCATAAAATGTTTTTCCTGTGGAAGACTCACCAGCCAGAGCTGTAACTTTGTTGCCAGGAAGACCACCATAGATGCTACCGCTGACAAGAGCATTAAGGGAATAAGAACCAGTGTCGATAAAACTACTAGTATCACCAACCACACCATCATCAGCAAGTCCCGCATATTCATTATCAAGTTCCTTTACGATATTCTTTAAAAAACTCATTCTTGTGTCTCCTTATTTGGTACCAATTTAACTTCAGCAGTAATCATCTGTAAATATTCAGCGATGCATACTAAACAGTAGTGTTCATCCTCAATCCCAAACTCTGGCATGTTTACACGAATCGTGTATTCACCAATCTCACCATGTTTATCACAAACAACTTTTGGTGGTGTCTTGAGATCAATTTCTTCTGTTTTTACATCTTTAAATTTGACATCTTGGATGTCTGGAAATTCTTGTGTCATATTAAACTCCTTATTTCAGTATTATACTATATTCCGTATTAAAAATCAAATAATTAAAAGAATTCTGCCAAGTCATTCTTTTCGTCAACAGACCAGCCAATCGAATTCATAATTGCGGAAAGTGGGTCAAGGAAAACTTTTTCAAATTGTTTTTCATAATCTACGTATTTATGTAGGTCTAACTGTTTGGGTAATGTTGTAGTAAACGCAATAACATCTTCACGAATAGTATTTGGTTCACGAAGATAGATAAATTTAATTCTATCGCCTTCACGAATCGGTTGGTATAATTCTGTTAACCCAAGTTCCTTAATGTGATGATTGAACATCAACGCACCTCGAACATGAATCGGTGTTGATTTGCGATAAATCGAACCAGAATCAGAATACTCTTTCAAATTGTTTACGCTTCGTGGGAATGCGATATCTTCAATCGGTAACCCATAAAACTCTTTTCTAAAATCAACAATAAATTTACGTAATTGAATCTCATCACCAGCAATCAAAATCTTCATTGAATCTTTTAATTTACCACGAACTACCATAGGGGTTGACGACTTAACCATCTCAAGACCCATGATTTTCATTTTGGGTTCAGCATATTGAACACCCTCAGAATTGTGTACGTTAAGAACATAACGCTTCTTCGCAGTCCACACACCCTTGTCGGCAATAACTTCACGCTTCATAATCATTTTCTGAGAGAATGCGTTTTGTCTTTGAGCCAAGTCAGAATAACACTTATCTATGTATAATTGAATTTTATCTTCACAAATCTTATCAATATATTCAACAACTTTTGTTTTATCTTTCTGTTGTTCTTTCGTGAATACTTTATCAACAAGTGGACCAAATCGTAGATATACAGAGTCAGTGTCAACAGCAATTACATAATCTTCTTTTTCAGTCTTGAGTAATTTGTTGAAGTATTCATTAAATTTCTTTTCCATCCAACGAATAGACAACTGACCACTCAACGTGATACCTTCAGACATGCGTTTGTCATAATATCGGAAATATTGATTAGCCAACGCACCATAAGCTGAGTTCAACGCAATCTTAAGAGCCATCTGAAGATTATTCAATCGAGATATCTCATTTGTTAGAGATTCGTCTTTTGTGTTTTCATATTCTTGTTGAATCTTCAACATTTGTTTCTTTGCTTTACTGCGATTGATGTACATAGTTTCCATCAACTCAGGCAAGAAACCTTTGATGTCTTTACGGTAACACCAACCATTCGCAGTACAAGATAAATCTAAATCATGAAAACCACCAGTTTCTTCATGCTCAAGGAAATACCCAACACCACCAACGTGTTTATAACCTGCGTCCATTGTTTCAGGACTAATGTTATATTGCATAATCAAATGAGGATATAGACTGTTCAAGTCAAAAGAAACAACCCAGTTATGCATACCAACAAGTGGTTCTTTAACATAAGCACCTTCAATAACAGAATCTTTATCATTGTGTTGTTTGTTTGGAATCACAATCTTTTTAGAACGCAAATGATTATAGATGATTGTATCCCACATTCTAACTTGAGAGAACACATCCTCATAGTTTACCTTTGCGTTATACGCCATAACCATAGCCAATTCAATCAACTTCATCTTGTCTTCAAGTTTATCAACAAGCACAGTATCATGAATGTTATAATCAACAAACTTCTTCCATCCGTAGGTATAGAAATCTTTGAAAGTATCGTATTCAGAATAATCTAATTTGTTTTCACCAAGTTCAACAAACGCAATGTGATCCAACTTGTATGATTCTTGCATTGAGTAAGTAAACTTTTTATACAAGTCAATATAATCAAGAGCAGAAATACCTGCGATGTCATATGAGATTTCTTCAGATCCCTTAACATGAATCCTACGTTCGTTTATAATACCCCATGGGGATAGTTGCTTAGCATGAGATTCGCCAAGCACATTCATAATCCTGCGTGTTAGATACGGAATATCAAAGAAGTTGATGTTCCAGCCTGTAACGATGTCGGGATAGTTTTCTTTCCAGAAGTCCAGGAAATTCATAAGAAGTGCTCGCTCACTTTCGCAGTGATGAAATCTTACTTCTCTATTTCCTGTGTATGGATTTTTACCAAAGGTATGAATCTCTTTGGTTTTGTTGTCCATAAGTGTGATGAGAAGGATTTCCTCATTAGCAGTTTCTATGTTAGGAAATCCTTCCTCGGTTGTGGTTTCAATATCAATAGAGAAACATTTGATTAGATCTTTATTGAATGTGATGTCAGTAGGATATGTATCTGAGATATACTGGTAAGCAAAGTTTGTGTTACCATATACCATGAATCCTTGAACGTCTTTATAACGATCGATAAATTCTTTTGAGTCGCGAATAGATCCTGGACGAATTGAGTAAACAACCTCACCATCAAGTGTACGGAAAATTTCACCAGCATTTTTACTCTTAGATGATGCGTAGAGTGTTGGCTTGAAATCTATTTTGTCTGTATATTGTTTTCCGTTTTGATATCCACGTACACAAAGTTTGTTTCCCAGAGGGAACACATTTGTATAAAATTCCATTAATTATTTTCCATGTACTAGTTGCATGATGTCATATGCGCAGTCATGCACAGGATGATGTTTAATTACATTTGATCCCTTGTCGAAAGGAATTGTTAAATCACAGTAACCATTTTTTGCTGTTGTTGTTAAACAGTCTAATGCTGTTCTTACATCTCGCCATTGATTATATGGTGCGAGTAACTCTTGACCTGTGACTTTACACAAACTGTCAATCGCCATTTGATCTAGTGAACCACGTGCCCAAAATGTATTTTTACCTGGATTTCCAATGTAATCACGAAGTCGATTGATGCCTTCGATCGCTTCTAGGTCGTCTTCCTCACTCGGAATGAAACTTACCTTGCGAACGTAGTCATGTTGATTTGACCACCACTCAATGGTAGATTTATCAATCGTACGTTTATACTTAGCTACTTGTTCCTGCACATTAAACTTTACAAACAGTGCTTCGGAGATATAGTCATCGTAGATTTGTGTTTTATCGTTTGGGTCAAATGCGATAATCGCAGCAGACAATACAACAGTCGTAGACTCTACACCGAGAGTCTCAATATCAAACATATACATCATTTTTCGTTATCCTTATCAATTCGAAT